GTATGAGCAACTAGGTCTTGTAAAATATCTTTCATATTATTCTCCATGTTTAATGATTATATTTAGGTTTGCGGTAAAAGTCAAGAGTTTTTTCTTACTTTGTTGTTGTATTGGATAGATGATTCTACCAATGTTACAGGTGTTTCGATAGTGTTAGCCCAGTGTACAAATGCCTGTGTATCCTTTGGAAAACAATGTCCTCCCCATCCTCGCTGGCCATCTGGCCCTGGTACCATAGTATGGTCTCCACCTATACGTTGATCCTGACTAATCAATTGTCTAACAGCATCAAAATTTAAATCTTCTTTTTGGCAGACATCATATATCTGATTAAAGAAACTGGTCTTCAGTGCTAAAAAACTATTCACTGAATATTTGATTAACATTGATTCTTTGGCAGTACAATTAAATGCTATTTTACACTCGGGTAACGTGCCTAAAAATAATTCTTGCCAAAAGCATTCTGGATCTTCACCGCCGAGAATGATATATTTCTGATTTAGAAAGTCTTGGTCAGAAGTTTTAGCTCTTAAAAATTCTGGACTGTAGACAATACTATGGTCGGGATACATCTCCTCTATAGCATCTACAGCACCTGGACTTACTGTGCTTTTTACCAACGATGGCATAAACACAGGCACTTGATCTAACACATTAATAATATTTGATGGGTCACAAAACCCTCCATCTGTGTTAGGTGTAGATACGCAAACAATAATCCCGTCTGCGTCGTGATGATGGTGTATTTCGTTAGTAGTATATTGTGGATCAACAATTACTATCTCGTGTGTCTTTTTAAGAGCGTTAGCAACAGCTTTACCAACAAATCCGTATCCTGCAATAATTATTTTCATATTAGAACTCAAATAAACTGTTAAAAGTATTCTTTTCTTCTGTACTAGTGACATCCCATTTCAATACGCCAATTAGGTTATCTAATTTGTTATCGATAATTGTTTGCTCCATTTCTGCATGATCAAACGGTAGGTCTTTAAACCATTGTGGTAGTCTAAGTTCATCTACAGGATACGCAACACTAGTAAACCCCATTGGGTTTTGTTTTAATTTACAAACAATTACTTTGGCACCATCTGTAACAGCCATAGAATATTTGTCACCCATCATACGCTTTAGAGTATTCCAGTTAATACTAGCACGAACATGTCCAGGCATATTAGCCTTACCTGCTTTCTTTTCCTTGGCTTCGTACTCAGTAACGTTGTTAGCACGTTTAGGTGAACCCTTTTCCCAACCAGGTCTGCCTTTGAACTGCATTCTAAATTCACTGATGAAATCTAGTACCTGTTGTTCAGTTGAACCTGTTAATACTTTTTCTAGTACATCACTTAAGAAATTTTGAATGAATTCTGGAGTATCGCTACGCTTCAAATCTAAACCCATGGCCTTGATCTTGCCAGGCTTGCCGTCAATGTCACTACGTTTGCCTTCTTTATCATAATACAATACAGCATATCGTTTCTTTGTGATAAACAAGCCACGACTAGCAACAATCTCTCGACCTGCTTTGATAACTTCGCCACGAGTCTTTGGACAGTGGAAGGCGTCTAACATAAACTGTGGGAATGTAGAATTAACTTCTTCTCCAATTTGGTCGTATAATTGAACAACACTTTCTTTGGTCCATGGCAATTGCCCTGCGTTGATTTCTTTTTCTAATGTTTTATATGCTGAAAAATAACAACTGTCTGTATCACCGTAGATAATAGCTTTACCTGTATGATTGTTTTCGCCGGTAATGATCTCGTTTACTTTACCAGCCATGTGTCGAGCAATAGCGCGACCTGTCAAGGTTGTTGATTGACCAATGCGGTTGTCGAAGAATCTGCAACCACTGTTGAGGATAGCACCGTACAGACTGTTCAAGTTAATCTTCTTAACTAGTTGTCGCTTGTCCCAATACTCTTCTTCAATCTTGTTGCCTGCTTTAATAGCATCTTTAAGTTTGGCCTGCATTTCCTTACGTTCAGCATACCAACGTTTTAGCAATCCGGGAATAATACCTTCTTTTTCGTAGGTAAAGATAGTCCCATTAGCACTAAGCATCCAGGGTTGATTGCTATCGAAGATTAATTTGTATACTTCTGCCGCACTTAACGTATCTGACGAATTGTCTTCCCAGTCTATATTGATTTCTGTACCAACTTCTTGGTTCATAACAGCAGTGTATTCTAAACTACCAAACACACCTTCCCATGCCGCGGCAAATGATTTGTTTTTGGCCATTTGCCCATCGATATATTCTTTGGTTAACGTTGGACGTAACTGTCCTACAATAGTTTCTGGACCCATGTTTAGCGCACGAATGGCTGACGGATAAAGACTGTTAATGTCTAACGAACCAATCCAATCTTGCAAACCTTCTTTAGGATATGCAACATAAGCACCCGCCGCTTGACTAGCTTCTCTATCATCCATCTTAATACGATTGGGCACTTGATACCCTCTACGGTGCGCTTCGTTAATAATGGCCTGTTCAGTTACTGCTACAGCACCCATTGTAGTTTGTAGTAATACAGTACACTCATGTGCCAAGGTGTTGGTAAGGTCCATGAACTTTAGTTTCTTATCTAGTTTATCTAGCAGTGCAGTATCTTGTCTGTTATATTCGATAAACTTCTTAAAGTCATGATTATAAAGTTGGTCTAAGGATCCTTCGTATGGTGTTTTACGTTCGTCAAGCTCGTACTCTGCAATAGCATCCAATCGATAGCTATGACGTTCTTCATATGTGTACTTGCGATACAGTTCAAGACTGTCTAAGTGTACACGACCAACTAGATCAAAAGTCACAGAGTCTCGACCAAACTTTTCGTATTCCCGTCTTTTAGGAAACTGGTTAAACAAACAAAGTCTGCGTGTATCTTCTTTGCTCAGTGCTTTGGTAATGCGGTTAACAGTATACGGCATATCAAAACCTTCGCTGTTCCAGCCACTCAATATGTCAGCGTCTTGAATCAGATCTAGAAACATGTCTAGCATCTCTGATTCTTTTGCAAACAAATAGGTGTTGGGAAAGTCAGCAACTGCTTCCTTTGCCTGCTCCATGGTCATAGTCTTCGGCGGAACTGCTAGACATACTAGTGTATCCAGCCATTGTAGGTGAACAGCGATGGCAGTAATTGGCATAAATGCATCGTCGGGCGAAGCATAGCCACGTTCTGGATCAAAGTCTACCTCAATGTCCCAGAAAGCTACGTTTAGTTTTGGAGCATCTTGATTTAGATAATGTTCACTTAAACATACAAAGATTGGATTAATGTCTGCTTCAAATAATTGCTTACCTGAATTAATAGCTTGTTCTTTGCGTAGTTCTTTAGTGTTCTTACAGACAATCCTGCTAAGTGGATCTCCGTAAATTGACTGATGTTTGCCCTTAGGGTCTTTATAATAGAAAGTGTGCTTAACGGGATAATCTTTGTATTCCCGCTCGCCTTTCTTATTTCGTTCAACAATCTTGATGACATCTTCATCACGGTTGAACCATGCGTCTACATAACTCAAATTTTTCTCCTATGCAATTTTAGGCTTGCAAATACCGATGCGATCATTTGTGGCTGATCTAACCTTACTCATATACTATTTATTAGCCTCACATAGCCTACGATATCGATAGTGACTAACAACAGATAGTTTGCAACCATGCCTGTACTTTTACGAGTCCAAGCGGCCCAGCCGAATATGGCACATTGTAGTATAAAGATTGGATAGAGCCATATGAACAGCGGATCGGTTGCCCCTGCTGCCAATACTAATGAGCACCCAAGGCTCATGAACCATGCGGTAATTTCTAAAACAAATCGAGTTGGCCACTCATTAAAATCTGTTCTAGCCCATGCAAATACTCTTGATATAAATTGCGTCATTAGATGCGCTTTGTAATATCAAGGATTGCTTCAATTTCTTCCCAGTCTGAATTATGATCTTGCCAATTGCCTTTATGCGCAATTTTAATTGCACGATTAATAACACTTGGCTTGACTTGAAGTTCTTCTGCAACTGCCTTAACAGTTTCTTTTAAGCCTTCTGATAAATCTTCAATTTCCCTAAGTACTGTACTGCCTTCGGCAATAAGCCTTTCGAGTTTGGCTTTTTCTTCTGCCCCGTATGAACGTCCTGACATATAAGTCTCCTTGATTGATATAGTATACACTAGTTATACTATAAGGTCAATGGTTAACTCAAAAGAAATGGCAGACTAATCTGCCATTCTAGGAGTGAATAAAATTATTGTCCAGTAGCTTTGAGTGCGTCTAATTGAGCTTTTGCCGCTGTGACATCGTCAGCCATCTCTGGGTCATTAGCATACTTACCGATAAGTGTTTCTAACTCTCCCATCTCGTTAGCATACCATTTTGTAAGATTGGTCTTGCCGCCGCCGCCACTAGTAGCAGGTGTGCTAGTACCAGCACCTGGGATTTTTAAAGTCTTACCTGCATAGATTAAGTTTGGATCTTTAATCTGTGGGTTAGCTTTCATAATGTCTTGAATGCTTACACCAAACTTTTTAGCAATCTTCGTAAGGTTGTCACCTTTAACAAT